CTATCCAAGTCCTCCAAGGACCATACATCACTAACACATATGGAGGAGGAATTCAATGTCAGGGACCTACTCTTAACGTAACACCATTCATTACTGGTTCATTATCACAGGCTCATCCTTATGAACCATACTATAATGACCCTGTATATGATATGTCTGACTTAGATGATGATGGTGTGCTCGATAACCCTGGAAACATCTTATACCATGTTCCTACTAGAACGGGTCAAAAGAATAATACAAACCTGTCTCTGGGGTTCTCAGCCACCTGGTCTAACCCTTTAGATAAAACATTACAAGACCAATGTAAGCAAGCTGCAGCAACACAGATTGCATTACAGGAACAATTGACTGCAAACAAGCGTCTAGACTTTGAGATTGCTAGACTGAAGAATTGTGGAGAGCTCAAGAAGCAAGGCATCTATTTCCACCCCAAGTCTCCATATTATAAAATATGTGCGGATGTGATTGTTACTAATCCTGGTGGTGTCATCCCCCCTCATAGACATACTATTCCCTCCCCTTCAAAATCCGAACAGCCTTATTCCTCGAACGCTGCTGACCTCGGCGCTCCCTTAACGAATCAACCTTAACCTTTTTACCTACCATTTGAGATACCTTCTTTACAACCTTCTTGATGGTTGGTTTAATTAACTTGAGTAGAAGGTCAGCAAGTGGTTTTGCTAACAGTGCTGATGTGGTTGCTACAAGTGCAATCGATGCAGTGGTTGTAACTGTACCCAGTGGTGGTAGATATTCTTCTGTCCAGGGTATCTCTGGTTTGGTTTCTACAGTTTCTTCCTCCTCTACAATGGCAGTTTGTGGAGGAGTTTTTGGTATCTCTGGTGTCTCTGGTATAGGTGGTTCTGGTGAATTTGGAACCTTAGGTACCTTTGCTGGTTCTGTATAGATTAATTGTTCAGGTTCAAACTGAATAGGATTATAACTAGGAACGCCAGAGTCACAAACTGTAAAATTACCTTTCGGGTCGTCAGTGGGGAGTGTGGTTGATGTTGAGTCACGAGCTTCTACACATCCAGGTAAGTTTACTATTGGTAGACCAATGTCAACTGTGACAGGTGCATTAATCCCTGATACTACAGGTGGTGCATTGGACAATGGATCGATCTGGATTCTTATCGGGTCGATCCGTATAGGTTGAATTTCCATGTAGTTCACTGACAATTAAAGCCTTTTCAGCCATTAAAACCGTGGGACATAACTGTCCAGTTAATGATCCTTCAGTAAGTGCAAATGCTGGTGAGGAAAAAAGAATAAAGATCCAGAACATAATTCATTTTCAAATAATTTATATTTAACATCTCTCACCAAATTTTTAGAAAGGAAGAGGACCGCCAGTGACTTTTGGTGTTGATTTGATAACATCACCAGTTGCATCAGGTAGTTCTGGCATTGCTGCATCCAACATACCAGGTAATGCATTTGTGATTGACTCAGTAACACCATTAATCATTTGAGTCTTCACATTATGAATCATGTTATCTTTCTCAAGGTAGATCCATGTACCACCTACGACTACGCCCAGTGATACAAGACCTGAAAGTAATGCAATACCATTAATGATCTTTTGCATTTTCTTCTACCTTTTTAAAAAGTTCTTCTCTATCTATAAGAAGTTGTTTCTCCAACTTTCTTTTCATTAATTCCATCTTGATACGAAGTGGAATGAATCTTAATTGTAAATCAATGTAAGCAAACAATTTCATTGTGTTGTCAAATCCTGCGTATGCTACCAGGAGAACAACAATTGTGACTGTTAGATATAATCCAATCATGATCTTCTAGTCCATGTTAATTCCATTGTAACGCAAAGAAGAATTAAAAATCCGTATACAAAAATACCACTTATCATACTAGAGTTCCATGTGCTCTACGAATCTCACGTAGTTCTTCAAAGTCTTTTTGTTTAGTACCACCATCATACGCCCACGCGTATCCTTCGGTGATCATTTGTTCGTTGAGTGACAACTCGCCGTCCCCAACATATAACCACCCAAGAAGGCGACCGTACTTACCGACACCACCGACAAGCTCAGTACGGATAACGAGATCATCATCTCCACTGATAGCACCTTCCAGTTTATCTTTAAGCCAGTTAGTCGCATGAATACCTAGTTCCTTTTCTTCAAGGTCTTTGGTTCTTTTCTCTGGCGTGTCCACACCAGCAACTCTAACTCTCTCTTTTTTATAAAGGTCAAAACCGAGATCGATTGTGACATCGATTGTGTCCCCATCCAACACTCTATCTATAGAGATGACTCTAAAATTGTAACAACTCTTACGACTCGGGGGTGTCATTGCTCCCATTAGTCATCTCCTTATTGGCTAGATCTATTATCGTATATATGTAATACCCAACACCACAAAGGAGTGCTATCAAACAAATGATAACACTCCATGTTACGTCGTTTACATCATTTAGGGGTCTTAGAATGAGGTTCATCAAAGGGTGCCCAATGTTCCCAACCATATTTATGGACTGCCCACATACCTAGAATAGGTACAAATATTAAAATGAATCCCAAGAATCCTAATGCAGGAGGAGATTCCATCCAGTGACGTACAAATAGAATCATTGGTCTGTAAATGCGGCTATACAAAATAAAATGAATCCAAATGAAATTGGAATCATTATGATGACAAACTGTTGTACTATTTGTGTACTAATTGACATTTCCATTTCCCCACTGTAACCAAAGGTCTCTAAAATAGAAATCAACTGAAGAAAGTCTATCTAAAGGAGCTTCTTCTTCTGTACCAGCCCAAGTCATACAAAATCTTGAAACATCAGTATGTGATTCGACATAAGGTACACCATACATTCTTGAGAATGAGCTCATAGCAAAGATGTACCTCATCTTAATGCGCGGTTCCATTTCCATCATAGTCGTCCGAGTCGTAGTAATCGTTCTCTCCCTTGATAAAACCAAAGCAAAGTGTTGTAACTACAAATGGGACACATATCCAAACTAAAAAGTCAGCAAGTTCCATCGTCCTCATCGTTGTCGTAGAATAGTTTGCATGACCACCATTCATCATCCTCTTCATAAAGAGGACAGGGTTCCTCAAAAAGATATGCCATCCTTAATTGATAAACCCTTTCTCTAAGTGACTTATAGAATTCTCTTTTTTCGTCTTGATTCATTCGACATGTACTGTACCGATCATTCCTGCACCTTTATGTGGTCCACACCAATAAGTATAGTCACCTGACTCAGGGAATTCAACAGTAAAGTCTTCACCTGGTAACATTGCCAGAGCTTCGTGACCCAATTCGGGATGGTCTTCTACCACAACATTGTGAGGAGGAAGCATATTATTAATAAAATGTACTGACTCACCAGCAGCAATAGAAATTTCAGCAGGTTCAAAAACTAGATTACCATCGTAACCCATTTGAACATCAACTGCCCATACTGGAGAGGAAAATAAAATTGTAGCGAGAAGAGCAAAAATAAACTTCATATAACTCTTACAACTACACTATCTATTCAAGAGATGTGTGTTTATACCTATCGTTTGTCTTGACTTCCTGACTTATCATTTCTCCGAACTCTTTACAACATTCTAACCATTCTTGTCTTGCTTTCTTTCTGTCAGGATCGTCAGGATCTCTTGTCTGAAATAAAGAAAACCACACCCTCCAGAGGTCTGCACATTCGTCAGACTTCTTTTGAAGATGTGGTTCTCGATACAATTTTACTTTTTAGGTTCGATTGCGGATTGGACAGGTGGTTCTCCTTCTTTCTTTTTCACTTGTTGACCACCACCAGTTTTGGCTGGTGACAATCCGAAAGCTGCAAGAGAGCCTGAGAATACTGATGCGATAAAAGTGGGGTCGAAGTCAAGAATCTTCTGACCATTTGGAAGTCTTACGTAACTGAATGTAAGAAGAGATGCAGACCAAATAAGTACAACAACTTTGACTAGATTACCTAGTACCTCACTCTTATCTTCATCTTGGTCCTTCTCTTCTACTTTTTTTGGTTTGCCAAGCATGAGTAGAAAATAAGGGTGTAATTATTTATTAGACACCCTCATATACTGGTTGCATTAAACCACTATCGGGACCGTTATCGTCATCGTCTACATCATCTGTGAACAACACAGAGTAGAAGATGAAGGTCCCTAACAAGATGGAACCTAGTAATAACATGTCGTTCACCAGATACCTGGAATGATTTGACCTGTGGTTGCGTATGCACCCATGGCTGCCATGACACCAATCATTGCTGCCCAACCATTAATACGTTCTGCTCTTTCGTTCATTGCTTTTCCTCTTGTGTCTTGTTTGTAATGATGATCTTTTGACCATCGTGGGTAAATTGTAACTCATCATCTGGATCCCACAGTAACTCTTCATACAAATCATCGAGTTTCTGCATATCAATATAGAGTTGATCTGGATTAGGCATAATCAACTCCTCAAAGATTTTCTTCCTGCTCTGAGAGAATTACACAATCACTAGTCGGATATGCGACACAGGTCAGAATGTATCCCTCTTCAATTTGGTCATCATCCAGGAAGG